CTTTGGTTTTGCCAAGCAGTGCTCGATGGGTGGGTGTTCTGGTTGCTTGCTGGTTTCTTCGGAGCGTTGAGCATATCTTTTTTCAGGAAGGCAATAAATGATAACTAAACTAGCACATTTCTATTGGGGTGGGAATCAACCCTTGTCGTACTTGCGTTTCCTGACAGTAAAAAGCTTCCTGCGGATGAACCCTGATTGGAGGGTCAATGTCTGGACACCCAAAATCACATCAACCAAACAACCGTGGGGAAGTGGGGAGCAAGGTAGCGTCTATTCGGGTTTTGACTATTCGGACCTTCTCTACCTGCAAGAGGTGGATTTTGAGGCGTTGGGCATTCCAGACAGCACCCCTGAGGTACACAAATCAGACTTGATCAGGTGGTATTTGCTGGGTACTATCGGCGGACTATGGTCTGATATGGATGTGCTCTATACAAACCCTGTAAGCCAAAATACTATGGAAAATTTCCCAGACATTGGCCTTTGTCACTACCCTGCAACGGCGGACCGGAATAAATTGTTCCATGCGATAGGGTTTCTGACAAGCGGAGGGGTGTGGGGAAAGGCGTTTTTCTACTCGCTGTTTGAGTATGGGCTTTCTCGACTTCCGCAGAGGGAGTACCAAGCATTCGGCGCACCCCTGCTCAGAAAGTTCTTAACAAGGTGGAAGGGCATCACCCCTGAGTACATGGACTACCGGCTGGTGTACCCATATCGTTACCACCGCGACGTAATCAAGTATTTTACCAAAACGGAACTTCCGGTGGAGCCTGGTGGTATCGGCTACCATTGGTTTGCAGGGAACCCCGAATGTTCCAAACATGAAGTGAAGGTCACAGCAGAAAATATCAAAGACATGGCCAGCAAGTATGCTATATGTCGGGAGGCGGTTAAATTATGCTTGTAAAGTACAGTATATTGATGCCGTACCACATGCGGTTCCAACAGTTGGCGGCAACCTTGTCATCGTTCTTGCGGTTGTACCACCGGTTTGATTATGAAGTCCTGATAGGTGAGGACTATAAGAACATGATCAATGCGAAGGAGCATCGCGGCCTTTGCCATATCGTTGAGGAGTACAGACTGCACCTCCCGTCCATAAATGTCATCCAGACAGGTAGTGAAGAATGTTGGAACCCATGTAAGGCATTCAATGATCTGGCAAGGGAAGCGAGGGGGGAATACTTAATCATTACTAATCCGGAATGCCTACATGAAAATAATATCCTTATCGGGTTGGACAAAGCATTCAATTACGATTCGGAACAGTACGTTGTGTGCGCGTGCCGCATCCCAACCGGGCAATGGTACCAACATTCAATTTACCGGTCTGCGAAAGTCCATTTTTGCTCAGCACTCGCAAAACGGACGTACATTAGAGTGGGTGGATTCGATGAAGAGTACATTAAAGGCGTTTGTTTCGAGGATGATGATTTCAGGAACACGCTAATACTTAATAATGTCTTAATAACGGAGCGTGACGATTTAGTCGTGATGCATCAGAACCACGGCAAGTCAAAACCTGCAAATTATGGCATATTACATGCAAGGAATCGGTCGTATTTCAACCAAAAGTGGGGGCCGAAAGCCTTCCGTGCCGAGCGTTTGACAGTGGAGCCGTTTCAGTCAGAAAATGGGTAAATCAGCCCTGTAAGCTAGGTTATTTCGCTAGTAAACAAAAAGTTTAGAAATACTAAACTCGCTAACTTATTGATGTTACTATATAAATTAAATATTCGGCCTCAAAGGACGAAACCTCAATATAATTATATAGAGGGCGTAATCAAAACCCGCCACAGGGCTTTACAGGGGTTTGGTTTTTCATTAGCAATAACGCAAACTTACAAGGAGATTTTCTATGGAAAACGATCAGAAAAGTAGCACCAAAAAAGGTGGGTTGAGCGTCCTACAGTTGCGAAATCTCGCCGAAGTAATTTCGCGTATGAGGCTGTCTGGACTGCTCGGCATGTCATTCCAAGGCAACCGCGACCTCTACTCTGTTCTTGGATATAAAAAGGAATTAATATTCCAAGACTACCTGCTCACCTACCGTCGAGGCAGTTTGGGCAAGCGAGTCATCGCGGCACCAGTCGACGCGACATGGTTCGGTGACGTATCGGTCTATGAAAATCAGGAGGAGGAAGAAACAGAGTTCGAAAAGAAATGGAAAGAACTTAATAAAAAACATCACATCATAGCGAAGCTGAATCGTTTTGACAAACTGATCGGGCTTGGCGAATACGCAGTTCTGTTGATGGGGTTCAATGATGGTCGTACTTTGCAGGACCCACTTGTAGGGAGGCCAAGCGAATTGATCTACCTGCAACCGTACCATCAAGGGAATTGTCAGATCGTTGAGTGGGAGGTAGACGAAAAGAACCCCCGGTATGGACGTCCCAACATATATACTGTCAAACTGATCCGGCCTGGTATTGTTGGTGAGTACAAGGAATCACGTGTCCATTGGTCCCGGGTCATACATGCCGCTGGGGAATGTCTTGAAAATGATGTGTTGGGCTCCCCGAGGATGGAATCATGTTTCAATCGATTGTCTGACATTGACAAACTGGCTGGCGGTTCGGCTGAAATGTTCTGGCAAGGCGCACTTGGCGGTAAGGCATTCAGCACTAAGGAAGGGGCGACGCTCGACACTCAAACTGCAAATGCGATGGGTGAGGAAATAGACGAGTACATCCACGGACTTAGGCGATATATGAGGCTTCAGAACATGGACGTGCAGAATTTGTCGCCTGATCTTGTTTCCAGCCCGAAAGAGTACCTCGACATTCAGCTCGACTTGCTGGCAGGTGATACGGGCATTCCCAAGCGGATATTGGTTGGCTCGGAACGTGGTGAGTTGGCCAGCACGCAGGATGAAAGCAACTGGTTGACCCGTATAGAACAGAGGCGCATCCAGTTCGCAGAGCCGTTCATCATGCGGCCTTTCATCGATCGGTTGATTGAGGTTGGAATCTTGCCAGAACCACAGGACGGCTATCAAGTTGATTGGCCTGACTTGTGGAGCATGAGCGATCAGGAACAGGCAACTGTCAGCAAGACACGTACCGAAACTATTGCGACGTATGTTAACGCCCCCGGCATCGAATCGGTAATTCCTGAGGAGTTCTTCCTTGAGGAATTGGTTGGACTTTCGCGTGAACAGATCGAGCGGATAGAAAAGATCCTCGAGCAAAACCCGCCGGAGGAACCAGTCGGGACACAGATCGAACGTCAGCGTTTGGAAGATATGCGCAACCCTCCCCCTCCCCAACAGCCAACAGGGGGTCTGCCAAGGCGTAATGAGGAATTTGATGTTGACGCGTTTATAAAACGAGTGGTTGGCAACTTCAACCCAAATCATGGCGATGATGGGCGGTTCAGTTCTGGATCGGGGACTGGTGGTTCTCTCGATTTTGGTCCTGATAGTGGGTTTGAATGGGTTGATCGGAACCAAGCGGTTGTGTCTGCGTCTGTTATGTTTCGCAATTATACACATTTTGAGACGGTTCGACAAGCGTGCGAATCTTCGATAAGTGACCCAAGTCGGGGGACCTACGCTGGGGACCCAAACAACCTGTCACGTATGGGGTTCTCACGTTTTGTCAATGATGTTGGAAAGAACCTTGTCAGAACAGACGATGCGTATTTGGATAAAGATGGTGAGTACAGGCGTAAACCTACAACCAGTATCGAAAAGTTCAAGAATTGGTTGATCAACATTATTGACAATTTCAACCCTTTTCACGATTCTCAGGGACGCTTCGCAACCGGCCCCGGCGGTGGTGTCATGTCAGACGATGATGCAAAGGTCCTCGCCAAGGAGAGAGGGTATACCGTCCCCCCGGCATGGACGAACGTTCGGGTTGCCAGCGATCCTAACGCAGACCTTCAGGTCATAGGCGAGGACACGAAAGGTCGAAAGCAGTATATCTATTCGGCGGAAGCAACCAACCGGGCTGCGGCTGAAAAGTTCAACCGGGTCAAACAGTTCAGTAAAGCCCTCCCCGGCATCAAGCAACGCATCCAGAGTGACTTTGACAGTAGCGATGAAGCAAAGGTTTTGCACCTCATATCTAAGACAGGGTTCCGGATTGGGAGTGACGCTGACACAGGGGCAAATACAAAAGCCTACGGCGCGACAACTCTTGACAGTACGCATGTCAGAGTCAGGGGCAACGTAGTCGAGTTTGACTTTACCGGCAAGAAGGGGGTTCAGCAAGTACACACCCTCGAAGATCCGCAACTGGCGAATCATTTCCGGAACAAGTCAGGTCGGCTGTTCAATACCAATGAGGACAAGGTGCGCGAATATCTCCAGAACATCGCGCCGGGATTCAAGGTGAAGGACTTCAGGACACACCTCGCAACAGGTGAAGCGATAAGGCAAATCAAGAAAATGCCCAAACCCACCACCAAACGTGAGGTGCAACGGGCAATCAATTCTGTTGCCGAGCATGTGTCGAAGATACTTGGCAATACACCGACAATGGCGAAAAATTCTTACATCAACCCAACAGTTTGGGCACAATGGAGCTTGTTATGACAGACACGATCGACAAATTGGTTGAGGACTTCTGCGAATCAGTACAGTTCCAGAAGGTGGGCGGCGAAGTATTTACTGACACGGCGTCAAGTGAAGGGGACAATGAAGACGAGTAAGGGGGTAAGAAATGGGCCTGTACGTCGAAAATCCTGTAACAATCGAGGCTGTCCAGTTGTGCTGGGGCAACTGGGACAAGGTGTGCGATTTTGCTGGGGTTGGTCGTTTGGAGGAAGGGAAGCCCCAAGGGTGCTATGTAGGGGATGATGGGACGCCTCTACCAGAGGGTCAAACTTCAAACAGTATTGGTCTACTCATCCCCACGAATGGAGGGGTTGTTTTGGCCCGTCAAAGTGATTTTGTCATCAAAGGTGCTGATGGTAAACTGTCCGTATGCAAATCGGACATTTTCTACAACACACACATAAAGGTTGGTGGGTGATGAAGATCAATGGTCAGCTACGGTCCGACCCTACACGCACCCTGACGTTACGACGCAGGTTTGTGGCAGACATGGACCGTCGATTCAACCAGTTGAAAAGGGAAATTGAGATGGCGGTGGTTGAGCTTGACGTGTTCGGGCTCAACCCCCGTTCCCACAGTTTGAATGTTCTGTTCAACCCTTATCATGACAGCTTGGGGCGATTTGCCAGCGCTCCCGGTACAGCCGAAATACAAGACGCGCTCGCTAAACTCGAGCAGGTAGAATCGACTACAATGATGGGGTCCCCATCTCCAACTGGAAAATACATGCACTGCCCTTTTCCAGAAGTTCCCGATAATGTTATACATGAGTTGGAAACCTTAATTCCTCCGTATTTTGATTTTGAATCGCTTCCCATGAGTGCCGTTTCTATGCGTGCTGTCGAAACTGTTCAGCCAACGATAAAGAAGGAAAAGGTTGCTTATTTCATTCGTGGAGGGGATCAAGATTCAGATGTTGTCACACGCAATACTGACGTACGTGTGATTCGTTACCAAGGGCATACTATATTGTGGGACGGAAACCATCGAGTCGTTGCCCTTAGTATGTTTGGGGATACGCAATTCAACGCTCGTGTATTGGATATAGCCACAAACAACTTGCGAACGAATCTTGAACCCCGGCAATTTGAATTCACCCGCTCCGACCAGAAAATCAATATGTTCATGCAATGGCTCAAGGAAATGGAAAGGAAACACATCCTAACCGTCACGTCCAGGGCGGACACACGAGTAGGCGAGGCGCCTTGGACAAACCTGTACATTCAGTCGGCCTACCAACGAGGCCTTGCCCGTGCCAGAGCAGAACTTCGGAGGAAAAGGTACGACGTTCCATCTGCTACTGGCGTAGATTTTACTGGTCGCAACCCGATTGCTGTAGCATTCAACCAACCTTTTCATGCCGATCGTGTGGCAATGATCTACACAAGATCGTATAACGAGTTGAAGGGCGTGACCAACGCAATGGACCAACAGATAAGTCGGGTGCTTGCTCAGGGGTTGGCTGAGGGGTTGAGCCCGTACGACATGGCTCGCACCCTTACGAACAGGGTTGATGCAATCGGCAAGAACAGGGGTCGGACCCTTGCCAGAACAGAAGTTGTGTATGCACATCATCAGGCGACAATTAACGAGTACGAGCAATGGGGTGCTACTGGGGTTACAGTTCAAGCAGAATGGTTGACCGCTGGATTTGGAGTATGCCCAATTTGTGCTCCCCGAGAGGGGAAAATCTACTCGCTCGAGCAGGTCAGGGGTATGATTCCAGTCCACCCGAATTGTCGCTGTTGCGCCATACCTGTTGTCAAAGGGTCATGAAATCTTTTATTATATATTATATACATTAAATACTCAATGATGATTTTTATATTTGCCCTTGTGTTCAGATTTTTGTTGCTATAAACTTTCGGCCAGAGTGTATAGATTCGGGGGCACCGAGGAGTGCGAAATGTTCGTTCATGTCAATGGGTTGATTGAAAACCTTGGTCGAAAAATCACATTCGAAGGGCGTGAGCATATTGCGGCCCCGGTCGTGATTCTGGTTGAGGGGGTGCATAGAGGGTCTGACGGACCTTTGTACTACCCTGCGTCAGTTTTGGAAGCCAGCGCTCAATTCTGGAATGGAATGCCAGTTCCAGTTCACCACCCTGAGAATAACGGCCTACCTATTTCCTGCAACTCTCCAAACGTCATTGAAGGTCAGACGGTTGGACGTCTTTGGAATGTTCGTTACGAAACAGACCCCAAACCCCGGCTGAAAGGCGAAGTTTACATTGATGTGAATAAAGCCAAGCAGATCAGTCCGGCTGTCATTGATGCGTTAAACAATAACAGCCCATTGGAGGTATCAACCGGCCTTTTCAGTTTCGATGACCATGTTAGGGGGAACTGGAATGGCGAGGATTACGTAGCCGTTGTGAGAGACATCCGGCCTGACCACCTTGCGCTCCTTCCGGGTGCTGTCGGTGCGTGCAGTTGGCGCGATGGTTGTGGCGTTCGAGCAAATAAAGAGAATGGGGGTCAGGATATGGAAATGAAGAAGAGTTTCTTGCAGAAGATGCTCTCTACTGTCAATTCTGCCGTGCAACACATGCTTGGTAACGAAATAACCTTGGGGGACAAATTAGACGGGATCCGCAGTGCCGTCTATACCATGGACGGACCGACCATGGACTGCCTGATAGAGGCAGTATTCGACGATGAGGTTGTGTACACCGTACGCCCTGGACCTCAGAGCCCCCCTGGGACACCCACCAAGATGTGTCGCCGTAAATACTCTGTTGCTGAAGACGGGACTGTTGCCCTTTCCAATGAAGTAGAGAACGTTCGGAAAGAGGTGAACTATGTCCCGGTGGCAAATGAATCAGAAGCAGAGAAAACAACCACAACCAACGCAGAGTTGAGGATTGTGGATAGTATAAAGGAAGATGCCCCAATGGTTGCGGCTGCGAAACGTGCCGCGAGTATTTACAAAGGTTGCAAATAACCACAACCGAAAAATAAACAGAAGGAGGTACAAAACATGAAGGTTACCGTATGCGATCTCATTGCTAACAAG